CCGCCGCCACCGCCACCGCCGCCGCCGCCGCCTCCGCCGCCGCCTCCGCCGCCACCGCCGCCGCCACCGCCACCGCCGCCGCCGCCGCCACCGCCTCCGCCTCCGCCGCCGCCTCCGGCGCCGCCACCTCCGCCGCCGCCGCCGCCGCCACCGCCGCCGCCGCCACCGCCGCCGCCGCCGCCACCTCCGCCGCCGCCGCCACCGCCGCATGGCGGCGCACGGCGTGGTAATGCGCCCATGCGGCGCGGCGCGCGGTGCGGGCTTCCGCGTACAGCGCGTTCCATTGGCGCGTCACGCCATCGCCGGCGAGGGCCACCGCCAGCACTCTTTCGGCAACGGACTTCACCGCGCTCCATAGTTCGGGCGGCAGGGCGCCAGAATGGCCTTCGGCGCGCTTCAAGACGCCGCCCAGAACCTCGGCGATGAAGTCGCGCCGAACACGCTCCCAGGCCGCGGCGTCGAACGCGGCCCAGCGCTGCAGGCGCTCGGCATAGGCGCGCCCGTAATCGAAGATGAGGCCCCGCGCGACGCCGTCGAACAGGCGCACCGTGAGCCGGGCCATCCATCGCGGCATGAGATGGGCGGGACATTGGGCCGGTTCGTTGATCCCCGAATGAATAGCGCCCAGGAGGCAGGCGATTTCGCGGCCGTCGCGGCCGTGGCCGTGCCACTTGCCTTGCTCGAGCCGACGTTCGTCCGCGAAGGCCTTGATGTTGGCGGCCGCCACTTGGTGGGTGATGGCGTCCAGGGTGATGACTTCGGTCATGGCTCGTCTCCTCTGTTGCGAGCAGTCGCGGCCCCGCATGATCGCGGGGCCGTTTAAACGGGTTCAGGCGCCGCGCATCAGGCGGCCGAGGGCGGCGCGCTGGCGGGCGATGGCGGCGGCGTTGGCGCGCCGGGGGGCTTCGATGTCGTTGGCGATGTCGACGGGCTGGACGTAGCGGGCGCCCAGGGCGCTCTCGCGCGCCTTGACCCACGCCTCGACGCTCTCGGCGCGCCAGGCGTAGGCGCCCCGGCCGGACAAGGTGGGGCGCTTGATCGGGGCTGGAAAGCCCGGCAGGGCGCGCCAGACGCGGCGAAAGCGCTCCCAGCTATAGCCCGTGGCGGCGGCGGTTTCGGCCATATCGAGGGCGGCCCTCATGGCGCGCGCCCCCGATCGGCGACGGCGTCTAGGAGGGGTTGAAGTCGGCCGCTTCCAGGCCTTCGGCCAGGTCCGCGTGCACGCGCAGGATCAGGGCGCCCAGTTGAACCGGCGTCGGCCGCGCCAGGGTGTTCCATAGCGCCGCATCGACGCACAGTAGAAGCCGCCCTAGTCCCTGTAACGCTTCGCAACTGCGAGATATCGCGGGCGGGATGTCGGGATGTTCGGCAGAATAGTCCATCGTCGCGGCCTCCATCATTGTGTTGGTGTTGCGCGCGGTGCCGAACGGGCCGCGCGGTAGACTGACAGGACAATGGACTGGCGCTGTACGCGGGATCCGAGCGCCCCCGCTTCACTGGGCGCGCGCGGAGGGGCGGAGTCAAGATCAAAGGCAACGCTTGCTTTTGGGTCATGACGCGGCCCTTTCGCGCGGGGCGCCAGCGTGGCGATCCAGCCATGCCTGCAGACGCAGGATGTTCTCGTGGCTGGTGTAGGGATGCGCCTGGAGCGCGCGCTGGAACACCGCCAGGGCCACGTCGGCCTCGGCCGCGCCTTCGCGCAGGGACAGGCCGCGCGCCGCGACAACGCGCCGCACACGGGCGGCGAAGGCGACCGCGTCGAACAGATAGTTGGTGATCATGGCGCGTCCTGCAGGATGTTGACCGACCCTTCGGGGGCGATCTCGCTGACCAGGTCCGCGCACTGAGCGTGCAGGGCGCGGGACAAGGCCGCGCGGTTCTGGGGCCAGATCCACGCCCGCCGTTCGGGAAAGAAGACATAGCCGAACAGGTCGTAGCCCTGGTCGGGCACGCGCCGCACCCCCACGCAGGCCCCCGACGGTTCGTCCGGGCGGGCGACCACGGCGTGGTAGAGCTCGATGGCGCCGCCGTCGCGCCAGGCGTGGATGCGGCGGGCCAGCTCCGGCAGCTCGGCCACCCGCTCATCCTGGTCGGCCGTTGCGCTGCGCACGATCACGAAATCCTGTCTCATCGCGCGCCCCGCAGCAGCCAGGCCGCCGCGTCGGCGGCGGCCGCGGCCAGGGCCATGCCCAGGATCAGGACGGCCAGCGCCCCGCCGAGCGAGCACCCCCGCGAAAGCGGCCTGCGCGCCGGCGGCCGGTAGATCACATCCCCATCGACGCGCGCCGGCGGCTGAATTTCGATACGGGTGGGCGGCGGACGAGGCTTCATGGCGGCGGCTCCCTGTGGGTGTTTCGCGTGGAACAGGGGCCATATGGATGGATTTTTTTTCCATGGTCAAGGCTGTTTTCCATGGGTAAACGACCGATGGCATGGATGAGACGGCTGCGGCTAAGCTTTTTCAATGGACAGCAAGATTACCGTAGGCTGGACGCTGTATGTCGCCGCGTTGGCGCTCCATAAAGCTCCGGCGCGCGCGTTTTAATTATATTAGCCCAGGTCGCCAAACCGCGTGTATCGCGCGTACATCTCTGAGTGAAAACTCTAAATCCTTGCGAGGACTATATTGAGTGGCAACCAAGATATCTGATCCGCGCCGGATGAAAGTCTTGATCAGCGCGGTATTGTTGGCGAACTCGATCAGGCAATCCTGGTTTCTTGCCGGCTCTACCCCAAGCATAACGGCGGCCAGCTCGCCCGCGAAATAGCGGGGCTCCATGCTCGATCCCGATAGGCGCACATAGGCCAGGAAGCCCGCGCCGCTCCACAGCGGCGGCGGCTCGCGCCACTCCAGCACTTGGTCATCGGCGTAGGCTATGCGATCCATCCCGCCGGCAGCGGCGTAGCCATAGACGGGGACGCGGCGCTGCACGGGGCGGCGCGGCACTATTTCCGGTGGCGCGCGCCCGTCGCCCAGTTCCAGCTTCTCGCCGAAGAACGCCTCGATCTTGGCGATTTCGTGCGCCTGCACGCGACGCCCCTTGCCCGCGATCATCTTGGTGAGGGACGAGGGGTCGAGATTGTCCAGGTGTCGGGCCAGGTCGGCCTGGCTGCGGCCGAGAACGCGCAGGCGCGCGGGGATGTCCGAGAGCTTCATAGCCCCCAGGGTGGAAAATAATTCCGTTCCAGGTCGTTGACGAAATTCGCGAAGCGCTTGAGGCACGGACGTGGATGCTTTTTCCGGATGGAAATTCCACAATGTCTGATGAAAGCCCGGCGGCCAAGGCCATTCGCCTGCTCGGCGCGAAGCGCATCGCGGCTGCCTGCGACCTGACCACGGACGCCGTTTGGAAGTGGCCGAAGAAGGGCGGCCATATCCCGGCGCGCCATCAGCCGACGGTGCTGGCCCTCGCCTTGGAAAAAGGCGTGGCGCTTGGCGCGGCTGACTTGATCGGGACGCCGGCATGACCGCCCGGGCCCTGAACGACCGTCACCTGCCCGCCTGGCGCGCCCTGATCGACGCGGCGCTGGCGGCGCGGGATGAACCGCTGGCCGAGCCGGAGGCGTTGCGGGCGTTGCTGGCGCGGTCTGACGGCTGGCCTTATCCCTTGGCGCACAGCGGCGACGAGCACATCGGGATGGCGTTGGTGGCGACGTGCCGGGCGTTCTGCGCGCAGCCCAACGGGATGCGCCGCTGCGATGTCGCGCCGGCGCTGAGCGAGATCGCGGGCCTGTTCCAGACGCGGCTGATCTGCACGCGGCCCGCGCCGCCCGCGCCGGCGCCCTACACCCGCGCGCCGCGCCGCCGGCGCGACATCGACGACGTGGAGGATTGAGCCATGGCGATCGGGCGATATCGCTGGCCGATCGCGGCGGCGTGGCGGGCGGCGGTGCTGGCGACCTCGGCGGCCTATGACCTGGCGCCCGAGGCCCTGACGGCGCCCAGCCGGGGGCGCGGACCCCGCCCGCCCAAGGCGGTGTGGGAGGCGCGCAAGATGGCGCTGCACCTGGCGGTGGTGCTGACCGGCGCGCGCTATGCCGCCATCGGCCGCCATGTGGGGCTGCACAAGGACACGGTGCAGAGCCACTGCACCCGGATGCGCGCGGCCCTGGCCGACGACGTGGAGCTGGAGGAACGGGCCGAGGGCCTGCGGGTGACGGTGACCGCGTCGCTGGCGGCGCAGGCGCGTCGGATGAAAAATGGCGCTTCATCCGACGCCGAGCCAGGATCACGCAAACGTGATCGGTTTTCGAATGCCGCATGAAAACGCCCTCCGAGCCGAGCCGAGCCGAGCCGAGCCGAGCCGAGCCGCTCTTCGCGCCTGGCTGGAATATGTGGCGCAGACGGCCATCGGCTGGCTGGACGCGCTCGACGCGGCCGATGAGGACCGCGAGGACGACGAGCGGGAGGCCATGACGTGAGAGCGCCGCCCATCGACACCCTGGCCGATCGGCTGGTGCACGATACGGTGCAGCAGCTGGCCCCCGACCGGGGCGCGAAGGCGGCGGCCTGGGCCGTGCTGCGCGCCAGCGTGCGCCAGCAGATCGCGCTCTGTCCGCCCCTGGACGTCGCCAACGCGCTTTCGGAATGGAGCGATGAAATCGCCCGCGCCGCGCTGGAGCTGTGGCTATGACCGCCGAACGCGCGCCCCTGCCCTACGACTGGGGCGAGATCCGCACGCGGTTGCAGGGAGACCTGACGGCGCTGCTGGATCGGCTGAACCTGAAGCACGATCTGCCCGGCCCGGGCGACGGGCGGCGCATCTTTCCGATCAACCCCATGCGGGCGGACCGCAAGGCGGGCAGCTTCGTGATCTGGAAGGACGCCGACCGCAAGGGCGCGTGGAAGGACTATGCCACGGGCGCCCAGGGCGACGTGTTCGACCTGATCGCCGGGGTCGAGGGGCTGAGGAGCAAGATCGACACCTATTGGTGGGCGGTGGATTTCCTGAACCTGGACCGCCAGGGCCGCGCGGACGCGCCGCGCCGGCGCGGGGCCATCGCCGCCGAACAGGAGCGCCGCCGGCTGGATCACCTGGCGGCCGAGGCCAAGGCGCGGGAGGACGACGAGGCCAATTCCGCCCATCTGTTCGCCCTGTGGCTGACCTTGCCGCCGATCGCCGGCACGCCGGCGGAGCACTACCTGCGCCACGCGCGCGGCCTGCCCCTGGAGCGGCTGAGGGCCATGCCCGGCGCGCTGCGCTGGGCCGAGCATGTGGAGTACGTCAACCAGACCACGGGCGAGGTGAAGACCTGGCGCCATGTGATGGTGAGCGCCATGACGCGCGGGTCGGCCGTGGTGGGGCTGCACCGCACCTATCTGAAGCCGGATGGCAGCGGCAAGGCCGATATGGCCAAGCCCAAGCTGATGATCGGGCCGGTGCGCGGCGCGGCGATCAGGCTGGCCAGCGGGCCCAGCGGCCTGTCGCCGAGCGCGGCGGCCAAGGTCGGCCGGCGCGATCCGCTCGCGATCGGCGAGGGCATCGAGACCTGCCTGACCGCGGCCTGCGTCCTGCCGCACTATCGCGTGTGGGCGGCGGGCAGCCTGTCGTTCATGGGCCTGCTGGACTGGCCCGAATGCGCCAGCGCCGTGGTGCTGATGGCCGAGAACGACTACGGCGCCGGCGCCCGGGCCGCGTTCGCGCGGGTGGAGGCGCATTGGCGCAAGCTGGCCAAGGGCCGGCCGGTGTTCGTGGTGGCCAGCGCGGTTGGCAGCGATTTCAACGATTGGGCGAGGGCCGGATGAGCTCCCTAAACCGTCCAGCGCTCCGCTATATGGGCGGAAAGTGGCGGCTCGCGCTATGGATCGTGGCGCACTTCCCGCAGCATCGCACCTATGTCGAGCCCTTTCGGGCCAACAGCGACCGGAGCGGCAAACATCCGGCGCTGGACTGGACAGGGATGCCGGCCGCGCTGCTGGCCATTTGCGACCTGCTCCAGGGCGTCGTGATCGAGAACCGCCCGGGCCTGTCGGTGGCGCAGCGGTTCGATGGAGACGGCGCGCTGATCTATCTGGACCCTCCCTATGTACATAACAGCCGCAGCAAAAAGCGCGTCGAGGGAGCGCTGAAGCACGCCTACAAGCACGAGATGGATGACGGCCAGCATGGCGAGATGCTCGACTGGGCCATTCGCTCGAGCTCCATGATCGTGATCAGTGGTTATGCCTCGGAGCTATACGACGGCGCGCTTGCCGGATGGCGACGTGCCCCCAATGCGGCGTCGGGGGCGATGCAAGCACTGGCCGATGGCGCACGGCCTCGCACCGAGGTCCTTTGGATCAATCCAGCGGCCCAGGCGGCCGCCGGGGGCCTGTTCGCGAGCGTTGCTTGACCCAGTCCCTTAGTCCCTTCGACGAGATCGCCGCGGCGTTCCCCACCTTCGAGGACGACGCCGAGGCGGTGCTGAGCCTGCGCCAGCAGGCCCTGGCCGATGCGCCCAAGGGGTGTCCCATGAACGTGGCCAAGCGGGGCGAGCCGGAGGAGACGATCGAGCCCGGCCAATGGCGCGGCGCGGGGTTTGTGGACCGGCGCACGGGGCTGCCGCAAAACTGCCCCGTCACCCCGCTGGGGACCCTCGGCGAAACCTTCTACTTCCTCAATACCTTGGGCGAGGTGCACACCCTGGCGCCGAACGCCGGCAAGGGCCACATCGACGCCCTGTTCAAGGGCCGGCCGCTGTATCTGTGCTGGGCCTGGCCGCAGTGGACCATGCCGCGCAACAAGGGCGAGAGCCCGATGGTGAAGAACTGGGCGGCCGAGGAGGCGCGCCAGGATCTGTTCGCGGCCTGCGCCTATAAGGGCGCCTTCGAGCTGGAGGACCGGGTGCGCGGGCGGGGCGCGTGGCGCGACGACAACGGCGGCCTGATCTATCACGCCGGCGACGCGGTGATGGTGGGCGGCAAATGGAAGCCGCCGGGCGAGCATGGCGAATATATCTATCCCGGCCGGCCCCGGATCGGCCGCCCCAGCGAGCGATACGAGAAGGCCGGCGATGGCTCGCCGGGCGATCTGTTGCTGCAGGCCCTGCAGAGCTGGAACTGGGACCGGGGCGAGATGGACGCGCGCCTGGCGCTGGGCTGGCTGATGACGGCCATGGTCGGCGGCGGCCTGGAGCAGCGGCCGGTGGTCTATGTGGTGGGCACCGAGGGGGCGGGCAAATCGACCCTGCAGAAGCTGCTGCGCTGGATCATGAACGGGGCGCTGCTGTCGACCAGCAACACCACGCAGGCGGGGATCTATCAGAAGGTGCGGCAGGACAGCGTGGCCGTGATGGTCGACGAGCTGGAGGCCAAGGCCGATACGCGCACCACGGACAAGATCCTGGAGCTGGCCCGCATCGCCTATTCCGGCGACAAGATGCAGAGGGGCGGCAAGGATGGCGTGGGCCAGGAATTTTCGGTGATGTCGAGCTTCCTGTTCAGCTCGATCGCCCTGCCCGCCATGGACGCCCAGGACGCCAGCCGCATGGCCGTGCTGATGATGCGCGAACGGCCGCCGGCGCGGGCCGGCGAGCGGGGCGTGGACGTGCTGAAGGAGCTGGGCCTGCGCGAGGCCAAGCTGGCCCAGGCGGTGGGCCGCCAGCTGCTGCGCCGCATGTTCAAGTGGTGCGAGATGGAGGGCGACCGGTCGCGCTGGGATCGGCTGCGCGACGCCATGCGCGAGATGCTGATCGCCGCGGGACATGAGGACCGATCGGCCGACACCTTCGGCGCCCTGGCCGCCGGCTGCCATGTGGCCCTGTCGGAGGCCATGCCCGACGCCGGCGAGCTGGAGCACTGGGCCGCATGGCTGCGCGCCGATCAGCTGAACGAGACGGCCACGCGCACCAAGACCTGGCGGCGGTGTTTCGACCTGATGTTGAAGCAACAGCCGGACGTGTGGCGCACGAATTCCAAGAAGAGCGTGTGGGAGTTGCTGGAGGCCTGGCAGACAACCCCCAGCCATATCGACGACGTGGAGAAGTATTTGCCCCAGGTGGGGCTGTCGATCAGCTTCGCGGCGGACGATGTGGTGAAGGACTTTTCCACGGCCCGGCTGTTCGTGCCGACCGTGCATCCAGGCCTGAACGCCCTGTTCGCCGGCTCGCCCTGGGCCGGCCGCCTGGCCACGCCCGGACCCTGGGCCGGGGTGTTGAGGCAGATGCCGAAACATCTGTTCACCAACGGCGGGTGCGACAAGGGCTTGGACAAGAAGTTCAAGGGCATGTTCATCAAGTTGGCTGAGGCGCTGGAGGCGTAGATGGCAAAATTCGTGTGGCTTGAACTGATCAATGGCACGCGGATCCCGGTCAATCCGGACCAGGTGGCGCGGGTGCAGGTCTCCCAGCAGAAACACACGATGATCGTGTTCGGCGCGGTGGCCGGCGGATTGGATCAGCTGGGGGTGAAGGGATCGGTGGAAGAGGTGGTGGCGATCCTAAGCGGAGAAGCGACCTGGCCGCCGCCGGCCGACGATGCGGCGGACGCACTGCGCCATGGGCTGTCGGCCGCCGGCCTGGGCACCAGCCAGGTCGAAATCCCGGCCGCGACCTAGGAGGCCGTCTACGACACGCGCATTGGCTACGAGGGCGCGCCAGGATCGTGAGCGCGCGGTCCTTAAGCGTCATTACCGGCCGTGCGCATCGACCGCTGCGGCCGTGGCCGGGGTTGAGCCGCGGGGGACCAGGATCATCGGGCGGTCTGTCTGCGCGACCACGATCGCGGCCATGGCGCGCCATGCGCCGATGCTGGGAAACCCCAGCGCCAGCGCCTCATGATCGTGGGCCGGATAACCCAGCTCGATCGCGCAATCATCTGGCGCCTCACGCAGCGTCTCGGCATGGTTCGCCGCCGCCCCGGCGATCGACCGATACAGTGCGCGCAGATCGGCGATGACGCCGGCGGGCGTCTCCCGCCGCCCTGAGGACCAGGAGTTGATCGTGTCCAGCCGCACGCCGTGCAGCGCGGCGGCTTCTCGGTGCGACAGGCCGCAGGCCTGGAGGAGCAGGCCGTAGAGGGTCCCGAAGCTATTTGAGGGCTGGCTCATTGTCCGAATGTCTGCGTGTTGCTAAACAGGCTGGTCCCCCGAAAGCGCACTTAGTTGCTCCCGGCCCGACCTCTGAGCCCCCCTCCTCTCCGCTGGAGAGGAGGGGATGCACTAGGGGCTTCCAGGTGATCGGTTACCGAATGCGGGTATAAGAGCCCCCCGAATGGGTCTGGACGACAGCGTCAAATCCTAGGTCCTTGAGTGCGTCGGCCAAGTCATCGACGCCATTAAACACCCGTCCGGCCAATCGATCGGCTACGCGATTGTTTATGTACCGGCCATCAAAAGCCCGTGGACCGGACAGCGTTCCGTAGGCCCGTTCGCCACGACCATAGATTAGGGCGACCGCATAAGTCTCTTCGCCATCCCACTTGTAGTGGACGCTTTCACCAAACGTGTCGATTGTTGCGACGCGCGATAGCCGCGGGGCGTGGACAAATCCCTTTCCCAACGCGCCGTCGTCGGCCCAGATGTCGCCAACGGCGGGGATGCTGGTCTGTTCGCGGATCAGGGTGGTCATCTTCAGGTCTCCGAACCTCGGGCGTCGGGCTGATCCCGTCGCGTCCATAGGCTGACTGTACAAGATCGCTGTACGGCGATCAACCGCCAATCTCACGAAATCCGCGCCCCCGCGCGATGGCGATCCGGCCGCCTGCTCACGCCAGCGCTTCCCCCGAACCCCTACCGCGCCTTAGCGTCGGCGGAGGCCTGTTCGAGGGCCTCCGCCTGCGCCAGGTGCTCGCGCGCCTCGAGGCGCAGAAGCGCGGCAAGATCCTCGATCAGCGAAGGGTTGAGCGGATAGCCGCGCCCCTCGCGCACGGCGGCCGCCAGGCGCTGCATCGTGCGCGGGTTGACGCCGAGTGCCCGCGCCAAAGGCGCCGGCCACTCATCGCCGAACATCGACACGCCCGCACGGGCGATAAGCTGGGCGTCGCTGGGTCGATCGGCAGCGGCCATGCGCGGTTCCTCACACGTCGCCATGTGGTGGCGGCCCGGCGGGCGAAGGTCAAGCGCGCTCATGTGCATTCCTCCTCGCCCAAATCGCCAGGCGCTCAGCAAGGCCCCCGACCGGTCGGCCGGGGGCTAGGCTGAACGTCAGGCCGCGACGGCGGCGCGCGGCCGAAGGTAAGCCGCAGAAATCGCGAGGGTCCAACGTGACACACCCCGCCGGCGCGTCGTTCCAGGCTTCGCCGGCGGCCCGGACGCGGGCCGGCATCCAGTCCGTGCGCCGATAGTTGGCGGCCTCGTCCTGGGCGTAGTCATCGGTATAAATCCCGTCGCAGCTGGCGACGAGTTCGCCGCGTTCGATCATGCGGCGCAGATGGGCGCGGTTGAGTGTGGTGGCCATGGCTCAGCGCTCCCCAGCCGGCGCCAGGATTTCGGCGCATTCCAGCAGCTCGACCAGTCGCCGGGCCCAGGCCTCCGCGTCTTCCTGCTTGGCGCATTGCTTGTAAGCGATGGCCTTGGCCAGGGCGCGGGCGATTTCCGAGCGATCGAGAGCCATGTGTTCGGTCCTTTCCGATGCCGCGACGGCCCTTGCCGACCGCGTCGAGTGTCGTTTTAAGCGACAGTTGAGAGGCTGTCAACCGCCCCGCGCTTGCGCCCCGACCCATTGACATGAGACACAGGGTTCGCGGCGTTTGGCCCGACCCCGACCCTCCACTTCGAGGGCATGAAGTTGGCGAAGCCAGACGGCCGGAGGGTTCTGCCCGGGTTCTGCCCGGGTTCTGCCATTCGGCCAGCAAGATCAGCGGCTTAGGCCGCACAGAACCCATAGAACCCATAGAACCCTGTCGCCCCTCCTGTACGCGCGCGGCATCGGGCTTGGCGCCTCGTATTGCTCACGCACACATGAGGATAATAGGGTTCTATGGGTTCTATGGGTTCTCTAAGGTCTAAGGCCTGGAAAAGGCGGAACAAATGACAGAACCCTGGGCAGAACCCTGCAGAACCCTCTAAAATAATCGCCACCAATGACCGATGCCGCCCAGCCCTCCCTCGACCTCGCCCAGCCGGCCCCAATGCGGCGTCGGGGGCGGCCGCATGGGGCGCGCAATCGGCGGTCGGCGGACCTGGCGCGGTGGGTCGAGGCGACCTATGGCGGGATGACGCCCGGTCAGCAGGCGGCCGAGCTGGCCATGGTCAAGCCCGCGGACCTCAAAAAGGCCAAGGCGCTGGCGGCGGAGCTCCAGATCGTCGACCTGGGGCTGGACGCCGTGACGCTGGCGATGCTGGTCAAGGCGGCGTTGCTGGCCAAGGCCCTCGGCATCTCGCGCGCCGAGGGCTGGGTCCTGCTGGCCCGGGAGCGGGTGGAGCTCATGCCCTACATCCACCAGCGCCAGCCGCAGGCCGCCGAGAGCAAGGCCAAGCCGCCGGCCATGGCGTTCATGATCCCCGAGGGCCAGGCCAGCGGCGCCGCCGGCCTGCTGTCCTTCGACGACGACGCGCCCATTGAAATCGTTGACGATTTGCCAACGGGTGGTCGGCCAGTCGGACAGGGCCAGTCGGACGGCCAGCCCTAACCCGTTGATCGGCCGGGCGATCGCGCCGCGCCGCCCGCTGATCGAAGATCAGCGGGCGGCGCACTGAGGGAGCCTGACGGCGAAGCCGGCGCCCCCTCGATCCGACCCCGCCACCCCCTCCCGCCGGCCGCCCCGCCAGCCGTGGCCCATCTTCCGTCGGGCATCGACCCTTCTAGCCTCATCCGACCCTGTCCGGACGGCCCCAACCTGTGATCGTAAAACGGGTCGGGGTCGGGGAAAAAGGCTTGCAGCTGCGCGATCAGGTGGATTTGCGGCGCTGGACATTCGCCGGCCCCGTCGCCGAGGCCTACGAGGTCAGCCGGGCCCCCATCGCGATGATCGAGGGGCCTACGGGGGGTGGGAAGACCACGGCCTCAAGCCGCCGGTACGTCCGCGTCGCAACCTGGCAACAGCCTAGTCCCCGCGACAGCGTGCGTCGAGCCCGGATCGTGTGCATCTGCCCAACCTATCGGCGGGCCTGGGACACGATCATGCCCAGCTACTTCAAGGTCTATCCCCAGACCATGGGCGAGTTTCGCGGGTCGCGCGGCGACCCGGCGGACCACACCTTCGACATGGTGGTCAATATCCGGGGCCAGCCCTCGCGCCTGCATGTCGAGACCCTGTTCCGCGCCGTCAACGACCTGGATATCGAGGACTTCTTCCGGGGGTTCGAGTTCACCGCGATCCACCTGCCAGAAGCTGACACCAACGCGGACCTGCCGCAAATCCTGTCGCTGGGATCCAACCGCGTCGGCCGCTACCCCGAGCCCGAGGATCGTCCGGACGGCGGCGAACCGGGCTATTCGGGGATCTTCGGCGACGCCAACGCCCCCATGATCGGCACCGCCTACCACACCCGGTTCCATCTGAAGCGCATGCCCGACGGCGGCCGGGCGCCGGTCACCGACCGGCTGTTTCGCCAGCCCGGGGGCTTCTCCGCCAATGCCGAGAACATGGCCAATCTGCGCCGCATCAGGCCGGACTACTACGCCCACATGGCGACCCAGCTGGACGCCTATGACATCGGCCGGATGATCAACAATCGGCCGGGCTATGGCCGCCACGGCCAACCCGTGCATCCCAATTTCGACCAGGACCGCCATGTGGCGATCCGCTCCCTGGAGGTCGATCGCTTCTCGCCGGTCTATGTGGGCATCGACGCCGGGTCCAACGCCATGATCCCGGCCGCGACCTTCAGCCAACGCGCCTATTCGGGCCAATGGCGCACCCTGGCGGAGATCTACCTGCCCGACGGCCAGATGACCACGGAGGAGCTGGGCGGCGAGATCCGGCGCATCATCGAAACCCGCTTCCAGCATGCGCCCGGCGCCATGCTGTGCCTGGATCCCGCCGCCGGCGGGGCCAACGCGGCCAGCGAATTCACCACGGCCCAGGCCCTGCAGCACTATACGGGGATCGAAGCCCAGCTGGCCCCCACCAATGTGCCCAAGGATCGGCGGGCGGCCATTGACCGGCTGTTTCGCAAGAGCGTGGGGCCCGGCGAGCCGGCCAAGATCATCGATCCGGATTGCATCGGCCTGATCCAGGGCTACGCCGGCGGCTTCCACTACAAACGGCGCGGCCAGGTGGTCGGGCTGAGCCCGGAAAAGAACCGGTTCAGCCATGTGGTGGAGGCCGACGAATACGCCGCGCTGACGGTGGAGGGTATCGGTCCCGTGGAGGGCCGGTTCATCCGACAGGACGGGGAGGGCGGCCATGATGCTCCTCGCCCGATCTACGATCCCTAGGAGCGCTCGCCGATGAAATCTCTTCGCCTCGCTCTGATGGGGGGCGCGCTGGCGCTGGCGGCGGCCGCCCACGCCCAGACACCGACAATGACGGGTCAAGTCCTGACGCCCGGCGGCGCGATCAAGCCGCTGGCCCCCGTGGCCCAGTTCAGCCAGGCCTGTAATGGCAATAACGGCGGCCTGGTCGGCCAAGTCTATAACGGCGTGACTTGCGGGGCGCCGCCGCCCAGCAGCCTGCCGGCCAGCGGCGTCAGCGCGGTCACCGCGACGATCTCCAGCGCCTCCGCCTCCGGGTCCTTCACCCCCCAGGGCGGCCGGGCATTCCACGTTCAGCTGTCGGGAACCGCCTCGGCCGCCTGCTATCTGGAGCGCCAGCTGGACGGCGCGACCTGGGTCCCGCTGACTGTCACCGCCAGCGGGATCACCACCATCCTCTACAACTGGAGCTACGTCGGGTCGGCGCTGTCTGAGGACGTGGTGGAGGCGCAGTACGGCGTGCCCTACCGCGTGGACTGCGGCGCCCAGCTGGGATCGTTCACCTCGGGAGCCCTGGCCGTGAGGATCAGCCAATGATGCGCCGGCCGACGCGCGTCCGTCACGGCTGGATCGCCGCCCTTCTGGCGCTCTGCCTCACACCCACGCCCGCCCCAGCCCAGATCGACCCCGTGGCCCGGGGTATGGCGGGGGCTGCGGGGGCGAATGCGAGCGCTGCTCTAACAATCCCGCGCACACAGTTCGGCGGTTCGATTGTCGGCGCCTGCGACAGCCTCACAGCCAATGCAGTGAACTTCAATAGCTCGTCGAGCGGGGTCGATACGTGGTATCCGAAGGCGGTTTTCACGCAGCTGGTCGCACTGTCCGGCGGCCGGCTGCGGCCCGTGCGGATCAACCCGACCGGCTCCGGCGCGGCGTCCGGCGGATGGCCCGTGGCCGGCGGCAACTTCGGCCAGACGGTACAGGTCTTGGTCGCGCGGGGCGGCTCTGGCTACAACCCTGCGACCACGAGCATCAGCTTCGCTTCATCGGGCGGGGGCGCCTCGCCCACGGCCACGCCGGTCATCACCAACGGCGTGATCACCGGGGTCACGATCACCTCTGCCGGCTACTACAGCACCGTCGGCCCCCAGGCGACGATCACGGACACGTCAGGCTCTGGCTCCGGCGCAGTTCTGACCTCGATCATCACCGGATCGGGCGAATACGCCGTGGGCGGCCTGGATACCGTCCAGGCCGAAGCCTTCATCCCGGGGATCATCGCCTCGGGCGCCAAGAACGTCCTGTGGATGTGCGGGACGAACAATCTGTCCAACCCCAGTAACGGGGCGGGCAACGCCTCGGGCACGGGTTACACCCTAGCCCAGACCCAGGCGAGCGTGCTCAAGAGCATCAACGCCTTCGTCGCGGCCGGCATCAGGCCCATCGTCATCGCGCCCCTGGACCGCGCCGACAGCAACGGTTCGTCCGCGCGCCAGAACGCCAACGAGCTGCGCCGTTGGTATGTGACCCAGTTGCCCGCGCTCGTGCCCGGCGTGATCGTGGTCAACCCCACGCCCTACGTGAATGATCCCAACCTGGACGGCGCCAGCAACGGCGCGACAGGTTTGCCTGTCGCCTGGACGTCGGACGGCCTGCATTGCAACAGCCTGGGTTGTTTCGGCATTGCTCAGGTGATCTGGAATCAGCTCGCCAGCTATTTCCCCGGTCCGTACCTGACGGACAGTTCGCCATCGGCCGACTATTACCAGACGCTGGAGCCGACCGGAAACTTGCTGCCCACGGCGCTCAACAAGACCGGGACGACGGCCGTCACCTCCGGCGAGACGCCCTGGTCGGGCACCCGCGACGCCAAGGTCTACCTGACGCGGACCAGCAATTGCACCGGCACCGGAACCGCCGTCGCGTCCGAGGTCGCCCACGCCTCGGGACGCAACGGGACGGCGCTGAACCTCGCCGTCAGCATGACGGGCGAGACGGCCGGCTGCGCCTATCGCCTGTATTTCATGAACAGCAGCGCCAGCACCTCGCAATCCACGTTCGGGGTCGGCGGCTCCAACACGCTTCAGTCCGGCTGGACGATCCGTGCGGCGATTGATGAACTGACCATGGGTCCGGTCAGCGGCCAAAGCGCCACGGTCGGGCTGGAAGGCATCCGCCTCAAGCTGCAGGCGGAACAAGGGAGCGCAATCAGCCTGGGCGCGACGGTTCCCAACGGCTCCACGGCGCAGCAGGCGGCGGCCTGGGGCGACTTTCTGGATACCTCAGGCTTCCCGGCCTACACCGGCAATACGCTCTTCCTGCAGACCCGCGAACTGACGCTGAACAGCTACGCCTACGGCGTGCTGATGTATCTGGACTTCGTGTGCGGCGCCTCGACCTGCAGCTTCAACGCCAATCTGTATGGCGCGAGCGTGCGCCAGGTGCTGGGGGCCACACAATGAGGTTATCAAGCAGGCGCTGTCACCGCGACCACGCTGACTTTGCAGGTGCAACCGCTTACGTCGAGCGCTGCGACCGCGGGCGTGGTCACCGTCGATAGCTGCGCCTGGCGCCTCGCCGGCCTCGGCGCCGTGGCTCAACAATGAAAAGACGGCTCCAGCTGGTGGCCTGACCTTCATCCGACGCCCCGCTCCGCGCCCCTAGCCTAGCCCTCCTCAGCCATCGGGGAAGCGCCCATGTCCGGACTGTTCGGCCCCAAGCCGCCCGCGCCCGTTCCGACGATCAACACGGCGAACGCGGCCAATCGGGTCAACACCGCCCTGGCCAACCGGCTGCAATCGGGCGGCACCAACGCCGACCAGACCAGCAACGCCACGGCCGCCGTGGGCGGCGCGCGCCTGCCGACCCTGACGGGCCTGAACTGATGGCGGCCATCGTCCAGCGGCGCGAGGTGGACGATTACTTGCGCCAGTTCCAGGGGCTGCGCACGGCTCGCGTCGACTACGATCGCAAATGGCAGCTGGTGTCCGATTACATCCTGCCCCGGCGCGATTTCAGCGTGACGCGCCGCCCGGGCCAGCTGCGCCCGCACCGGGTGACCAGTTCGGTGGCCACCAACGCCAACAGCCGCATGGCGGCCCTGGTGCTGGCCTATTGGATCGATCCGACGCGGCCCTTCCTGCTGCCCAACGTCAAGCGCGGCCTGGTGGCGGCTGGCCGGCGCACCGACATCGACGACGCGGGCCTGGACTATCTGGGCGACATGGAATGGTCGGTGTTCGACCATATGCTGCGCCCGCGCGCCCAACTGGCCCTGCGCATGGGCTCGATGCTGAAGGAATTCTGCGCCTTTGGCTGCGGGGTGATCTGGACTGGCCGTCGGCGCGGGTTCGGACCCTATTTCAACACCCGGCCCGTCCAGGCCTGCTGGTGGAGCGAGAACGAAGAGGGGGTGATCGACACCCTCTACTTCAAGATGCTGCTCCCGCTCTATCGGGTGTTCGCGCGCTGGCCCAAGACCGCCCCGCAACTATGGCCCAACCAGGCCGACAAGGGGCCGGACGAAAACGCCTTTACCTCCATCGTCCTGGCCTGCCGCCCGCGCCAGGGGGGCCGACCGGGCGCGGTGGTGGAGAACAAGCCCTTCGCCTTCGTGGCCATCGCCGAGGAAAAGGGCGCGATCCTGGAAACCTCGGGCTACGACAGCTTCCCCTATGCGGTGTACCGCTACGACCCGATGCCGGGCGAGGCCTATGCCGAGGGGCCGGGCTGCCAGGTGCTGCCTGATGTGATGGTGCTGAACCATCTGCAACAGGCCATCGAAAACGGCGCGAGCCAGAAGGCCGAACCCGCCCTGGCCGTGCCGGCGCGCATGTTCGGCAAGACCCTGGACCGCCGGGCCGGGGCGCTGAACGCCTATAACGCCGCGGGCCTGGGCCTGCAGCGGGCGGATCAGGCGATCCTGAAGCTGGATTTCACAGGCGACATCAGCGAGGCCGTGGCCCTGAAGAAGTCGCTGATCGACGACATCGAGCTGGGCTATTTTGTCGACTGGCTGCGCCTGCGCGAGAGCGGGGACATGACCGCCGAGGAGGTCACCGAACGGCGCGATATGCGCCTGCGCGGCATGAGCTCGATCGTCGCCAACCTGGAGGCGCCCACCTGTTCCATGGGCGACCGGACGCTGGAGATCATGGCCGCCGAAAACCTGCTGGCCCCCGCGCCCGCCTCGATCGCCGGCGCCGCGGTCGATTGGGAATACGCCGGCCCGCTGCAGATCGCCCAGCTGCGCGGCAATATCCAGTCTGTGCTGCAGCTGATCAACGCCCGCGCCCTGGTGGCCAAGGACGATCCGGCCGCCGCCCAGGCCGTGGACCTGGAGGAATGCCTGCGCGTGATCCAGGAGGCCCTGGCCACCCCCACGGCCACCATGAACAGCCGCCAGAAGGTGGCCGCCGCACGCGAGGCCCTGGCCCATCAGCAGGCGCAGCAGCAGAACGCCGACAAGCTGGCCCAGGTGGCCGCCGCCGGCCGCGACGCGGGGGCCGGCATCGCCTCGGTGGCCGGCGCCATGCCGCCCCAAGGCCCCGGCGGACCGGCCGCGCCCTTCGCGCCCGCAGCCCCGTTCGCCCAGCCCGTGGCGGCCTAGATGGAGACGCCCCCTCACGCCCAAGCCTTCGACGCCGCGCGCCTGATCGCCGACCTGCGCAAGGGAGACCCGGAGGCCATCGAGCGCGCCTATCGCGCCACCTTCGCCAGCGACCTGGGGCGGCTGGTTTTGGCCCACCATCTGTCGGCGTGCGGCGTTGGCAACGCCTTCGGCCCGCACCTGAGCGACGCCGAGCTGCGCTACCAGGTGGGCCGCCACGATGCGGCCATCGACCTGGCCAGCCGCGCCCTGTTCGACCAGTCCTCGATCGTGGGCGAAATCCTGTCTGAAAGCCTGCAAGGAGCAACCGACGATGCGCACGCGAACCACCCGCCTGATGAGATGGCATACATCCCGCCTGATGACGATTTCTGACGCCGGCGGCGGCGCGGCCGCGGGCGCCGGCGGCGGCGATGGCGGCGCGGCCGGGGGCGCCGGCGGCGGCGGCGGGGAAAAGGCCTATTACGAGACCTTCGCCAATGCGGATCTGCGCACCCATCCCTCCGTCCACAACTTCAAGACCGTCGAGGATCTGGCCAGCGGCTATGTGAACCTGGAAAAGCGGTTCGGCATCGATCCCAAGCGCCGCATCGACCTGCCCGCCGATCCCAATGACGCAGAGGGCATGCGCGCCGTCTATGCACGCCTGGGCCTGCCGGAGAAGCCCGAGGGTTATGGGTTCAAGCTCGACGACAAGGCCAGCGACGGCGACAAGGCCATGCTGGCCAAGTTCGTCGATCACGCGCACAAGGCCGGCATGCCCGCGCCCATGGCCAAGGCGGCCATGGAATTCTGGACGGCCCAGGTCGCTGAAGCCACGGCGGCCCAGCAAGAGGCCTTCAAGGCCCAGGCGGCCGAGGGCAAGGCCGCCCTGCAAAAGGATTGGGGCGCGGCCTATGAGCCGCGGGTCAAGGAAATCGGCAACCTCCTGGCCACCTATGGCGACAAGGCCCTGGTCGATGAGCTGAACGGCGAGAAGCTGGGCAACTATCCCAACCTGGCGCGGTTCCTGGGAAAGATCCTGGACCGGATGGCCGAGCCTGGCTCTGCCGGCGGCGAAGGCGGGGACGCGGATCGCGGCAATGGCCGGCCTTTGACGCCGGCCCAGGCCACGGCCGCGGCGCGGGCGCTGGAGGGCGACCCGATCAAGGGCGCGGCCCTGCGCGACCGCAACCATCCCCAGCACAAGGCCGTGGTGGCGGAGCGCATGGCCCTGTTGGCGATGACGCAACCGGCGGCTTGACGGGCGCCGCAAATCAGGCAAGTCATCGCGTTCGGTGCTCCGCAGTCGGGTAGTCCGCCACGGCGGGTCCGAAGCGGAGCACGCGCCCAGGGGCGTTAAGCCAGGCTCGCGTCCGGTTATCCGGGGAGTGCTGCCGATCAAACCCACTCAGATTTGATCGGAGCCGCGCGCGACAGCGCCGGCCGGAGCACCGGAGCCGTCGCATGTCGACCGCCGAAGATACGATCCTTTCCCAGTATGTGCCGGGCTTCAAGGCCAACCTGGACCTAGCCCCGCAACAGACCGATACCCGCCTGCTGGGGACCGTCGACAGCGACCTGGCCTATGACACGCCCGGCCAGATGTTCAACGCCGACGACGTGCAGACCTCCGATCCGGAGGCGGCCGTGGGGCGCGTGCCGGACACCCCCGACAAGTTCATCGCCATGACCCGCCGCATCGGCTTCTTCGCGCCGTTCCAGGACAGCGCGTGGCTGGACAATGTGGACAAGGCCCGCGAGCTGGTGGACCCCACCAACAAGATCATGATGTCGCTGATGGCGGGCCGCTGGCGCTATGTGGACAAGGCGATCATCGCCGCCGCCCTGGGCCTGGCCTATTCGCGCCTGGACGCCGCCAGCGCTCCGACGGCGACCGCCCTGCCGGCCGGCCAGGTGATCGCCTCGACCGACGTGTCGGCGGCGCACGACGGCGAGGTGGTGCCGGCGGACGGCTCGCAATACGGCCTGTCGGTGGGCAAGATCCTGAAGGCGGGCTTCCTGCTCGACGAAAGCGAGCTGGAGGGCCAGCGTCACTGGGTCGGCACCTCGCAACAGAAGATGGACCTGCTGCGCCGCACGCCGGTGACCAGCCGCTACTACACCGACGTCCAGGCCCTGGTCGGCGGCAAGATCGACGAGTTCATGGGCTTCCGCTTCCACTGGCTGAAGTCCACCCGCGTGCCCTCCGCCGGCCTCGGCCACGACGGCGCGTCGGCGATCCGGCAGAACATCGCCTATATCCAGGACGCCATCTGCTATCGCGGCCGGCCGATCACCGACGCGCGCATCGCCATCCGCCACGACAAGTCCGACACGCCCCAGGCCTTCTACAAGACCGAGCATGGGGGCGTGCGCCGCTATGACAGCGCCGTGGTGGAAGTCGATTGTTACGAAGGCGCCGCCTACTAACCCCCGCCCTTTGAAGGACCAAGATCATGACCAAGCGTTATGGCGCCCTGGTGGGCGCGGTGACCCAGCAAGTCCCCGCCGTTCCGGTGGACATGGCGTTCAAGGACACCAGCGACCACATCCTGGTGCGCGACCAGATCCTGCTGGCCGCGGCCCCGATCGCCGACACGATTTCCCTGGGGATCTTCGGCTGGGAAACCGTGCTCGATCCGGTGGCCTGCGACGTCTATTTCGACGCCCTGGGCGCCAACTCGACCCTGTCGATCGGCGACGTCAACTATCCCGCCGCCCTGGCCGCCGCGACCGACACCCACACCGCCGCCGGCAGCGTGAAGGCGCTCAAGACCATTACCATCGGCAACTGGTTTCAGCCCCTGTGGCAGCAGCTGGGCTACGCCAGCCTGGCGGCGGCGCGGCTGGTCGAAACCCAGTGCGAGCTGCTGGCCACCATCGCCGGCGGCGCGGCCACGGGCAATGTCGTCTGGCAGTTCAAGGGCCAGAAGCGCATCTGATCCCCTTTCGCCCCCGCCCCGCGTCGCAACCGATGCG